TTTCCACGAAGCCCGCTTACATTTCCACTAATTAGGCTTACATCTCCACGAAGCCGCCTTACATTCCCACTAATTACGCTTACGTTCCCACTAATTGCGCTTACATTTCCACTAATTGCGCTAGCATCTCCACTGATTCCGCTCACATCTCCAATTAACTTGCTTGTATCGCCTATTAATGTTTTAGGTTTTCTTGTTAATTTAGGTTTCATTTACTCCTTCCCAATTAAATCTTTAATATCAATACCAGCTTCTCTTTCTTCTTGAGTAATCTCACACTTGTCTAAATCGCCGTATATTTCACTTGCTCCACCGCGTAAGCCAGTTATATTTCCACTTAAACCGCCTACATTACCAAAAAGACTTGATGCATCTCCTTTTATCCCCGTTACATCTCCACGAAGCCCAGTCACATCACCAAAAAGCCCGCTCACATCTCCACGGATTCCGGTCATATCTCCACTAATTCCGTGTGCTTCTCCCCATAGCCTTGTTGCATCCCCAAAAAGATTGCTTGTGTCGCCTGTTAGTTGGCTTGTATCGCCTATTAATGTTTTAGGGTTTCTTGCTAATTTAGGTTTCATTTATTCCTCCCCAATTAAAAAAAGAGCTATGCTCATCACATAGCTCCTTAGTTAACTTACCAGTTAGGCTCACTCTTCCAAAACTCTCCATCTTGTGCCGGAGCTGGTGTTTCAACTAACTTGGGCGGCTCAATCAAAGCCTTTGGAGTCGGTAGCCACTTCTTAATGGTGTTCTTATCCTTTTGGATAACTTGTCCTTGTTGAGTGGTATACGGCTTATCCTTCTCAACATCTACTTCGATATCTAACGGTTTATTGAGTAATGCCGTAAAGTCATTGTTTTTAAATATCATCACGGATTCAATTTGCCTCTTATCGGTTAAATTTGCAGCAATCGACCTACACAAAGCCGAAAGCTCCTCCATCGCTCGATTCTTAACTGCTGGTTTTTCATGCCCAATGTTAAAAAAGTCTGTTAGAGTATGACCATAATAATCTCCTAGAATGACCCCATAAGTTACGCGCAAGTGAAAACCTGCACTGCTTTTATTTTGGTATATATCAGCCGATTGAACCTGTACGGTATATCTACCTTTTGGGAGTACCTCGTTACTGCCGGACGTTCTCCCTAGTGCTGCTGTAATGTTAGTTAAATTAAATTCCATTGTTTTATCCCTTTATTATTTTAATTTTCTACTATTTTTTGAGTGTTTGAATTTGCTTTAATTAATGTTACCAATTCTCCCCAAAACTTAGACGGCTCACCTTCAGCAATTTTTAATTCATGCGGTAACTTATAACGATTTTTAGCGGCATAAGCTGGACGTTCTCCGGTATAGATTATCCGTTGACCATCTCCGAAAGCCTTAGTCTTAATCGTACCGAAAGACCCCTCAGTCCTCATAACGCTCACATCATAGGTTAAAAAGAAAAGGCAATCACACCATTCAGAAAGGATAGCCGAAGCTCTTTTATTTAAATCTAATTGGAACCTCTCGTAACTATCTTGTCCCGGTAATTCAACTTTCCTCACTTGACTATGAGCAAGCAAAAAAACTACCATATTTTTAGCGCGTCTTAATGTATCTAACTTAAATACAATTTTTTCCCACTCAACCGCAGCCGCGTCATAGCCTCGACCATAAGGCACTGCGCTGATATCAGGCACGTTTAATTGCTCAGCAACATGCCGATGAACTAAGCGCTCAAGCCAATCAAGCGAATCGATAACAACTGTACCGTGTGTGTGTTCATTGTTTAATAAAAAATCTAGTACACCGATGAAATCGCTATACTTTGAAATTAAATCAGTAGCCGGAACGCTTAGATCCACTAGCCCATCCTCTAACTGTATAAATACAGGTAATGGAGTCTTAGACGCTAAAGTGGTTTTCCCAGCTCCTTGGATACCGTATAAAATAATTCTTGGCGGTAGTAATTTTCTATTTGCATTAAATGGTGACATGTTCTCCTCCGATGTTGTATAAAATATAATATACAACAAGTAAGAGGAGAGTGCAAGGGTATGTTAACAGCTCAAGAGTTTTTAGAAAGGTTTAGAAGTTTGCATTGTTTTCAGATATTTGGAGACAATGCCGAAGCGAAAAAGACTATATTCCCTCGATGGTTTTTTAATACCTTTAATGAAGCAGAGAAGCAACTAAGAGAATTAAATAATCGAGGCGGCGGTATTTTTTTTGTAGTAAATGAAACCGATGGACAAGGCAGAACAGAGAAGAACATTACAAAGATTACGAGCTGTTTTGTTGATTTAGACGGCGCACCTTTAGACGCTGTTTTAAATTGCGAGATAATGCCTTCTATTGTGGTTGAGACTAGGCCAGGCCGTTATCATTGCTATTGGTTCGTGAAAGACGTTAGCTTACAAGACTTTCCAGTTATTCAGTTAGCTTTAGCTCAGAAGTTTAACGGAGATAAGACCGTCAAGGATGTATGTAGGGTAATGAGAGTCCCTACCTTTTACAATCAAAAAGATAATTCCTTTTTAGTTAGAGCGAAGAGCTTAAATAAAGATGTAATATCAGGCGACCAGTTAATTACTAAGCTAGAATTAAACATTCACGCAAGTATTTCTGAGTATACAAAAACAACTGTAAAACTCTCTGAAACTCATTTAGTAGGAGAGGGAGAGCGTCATGAAACTTTGATGAAACTTGCTCGTAAATGGGCAGCAAAAGGGCTTGAAGAAAGCGAAATACTGGATATCTTAACTATAGCTAATAATAGATTTACGCCGCCATTACCGGCATCACGGTTTGAAGAAGAAGCACGTCGCATTATATCCACTGTCAAAAATTATGAAGGCGGTACCCTTGGCACTGTTCAGATTGTAAGCGATGAACCAGACGAGGAAGAGGAAGAGCACAAGATAGAGCTACCAGCTACGGCAATTACAGACGATATAGTAGCAAAGGCTCCTAACTTAGTAGGCGAGCTAGTCAAAGCAATAACAGATAGTGCTATATTCCCGATTCCTATTTTAGCTTTACAAAGTGCTTTGGTGATTGTGTCAATGCTGAAGCGCAAAAACTATGTAGGATATTTTAACGGATTTTGTAACCTGTACACCATCGGCACCGGCTCTGCTGCGGGCGGTAAAGGTCATAACCTAAGCTGTGTCGATAGCATCCTAGCTGCGTGTGGTGCTGATGGGTATACAGTTGGGAAGCTTGTGTCCAGTCCTTCAGTTAGTACCGCATTAAATAGGACAGGAGGATGCTCCTTGAGCATGATTGATGAAGCCGGTATTTATTTAAAGCCTTTATTAATAAATAGATATTCAGACAAAAACGCATTAGGGCTTAGGGAAACCCTAATGGTAATGTTTAATGCTAACAGGAAGGTGAGGGGGGCTGAATACAGCTCAAGACAAGGCGCAACCGAACGTTTAGACGTGCAGAGTCCATTTTTAAGTGTCTATGGTGTTACAACTCCTGAGACTTTTTATAGCAACATTAGCGCAGAACACGCAGCCGATGGGTTTTTAAGTCGATGGCTTATATTTGAAAGCATTGAACCTGAACAGCGAAAAAGAAATTGGAGCGCAGGCAATAAAGAAATAGACATAAAGCTACTTGAAGAGCTGCAAAGAATCTCCAACATTCTTACCGCTAGGCCGATGAAACTTAAATTTACATCAGGAGGAGAGGATTTATATAGAGATATTATAAATTACTATGATAAAATAACCCAAGAAAAGAAAGATACTAACGAAGTAAGTATAAGAGGACGACAAGGTGAACACTTTGATAAATTGTGTACTATTTTATCTAATATTGATAATGAAACCAACATTGAGGCGATAGAGTATGCCAATAAATTAGTAATCGGATGCTCAGATACTTTATGTACTCATCTAACGGATGAGAATTTACATAAAAGCTCGATAGGGGAAAAGACTGAGCAATTTATTAAGTTTTTAAAGTTAGGCGGTCGAAATGGACGCACAAAAACTGAAATATCAAAGCGAATGTATCACATACCAGCGAAAGAGCGCGAAGAGATTATGAATACTTTATTGGAAGGTAAAAGAGTCAAGGTATGGCAAAGGCCGACACGCACTGGACGGCTTGAAACAAGACTTAGATTTGTAAACTAACTTTATTCTGTATAAGATATAACGCTCCTAGGTCGTCTACCTGTATATATGTAGACGATAGTAGCGTTTATTTTTTCTAAGTATGCAAAGCGTGATTCTTTGCTAGTCCGTGGGTTAGCTCGCGCATATTGAGTCAAGCTCCAACCATTTTTTAAATTTAGTTTTTTGTCCATTATTCCCCGTTGTTTTTAACTTATAATATACAGCAACAAGGGGCAAAAAAAAAGAGAATTAAACCTTTTTAAGGGCTTAATCCTCTAAAAAACTTACACAAGTAAGGTATTTTACCTTGCGAACTCTCTCTCTACACAACTAACAGCGATAACATCACATGAGCGAGCTAGTAGCTCCTTTCTAAACTCTTCTGCTCTTTCAAGCGAATCAGTCCTGAACACATAAACGTTACCCTCTTCTTTCCACGTTACTTTATACATATATCCCCTTACTATTTAAAATACTAATTTTTAATTTGGTAATAGTTTTAAATACCCCGACTAGTGATTCTTGCCTGTTAAATAAAGCGTAGCCTCCTTCTACTTTATTAAAAAACCCCACAATATCGCGATCCAATGTCACGCAAAACTTAAAATCTGGATGCGTAGTTTTTCTTGCACGCATACTCTGTAATCGTATCACTTGCAAACTCCAGCCATACTTTTTAGTTGCTCGACTGTAACCTTTAATTGCCTAGCAAGCTCTTTTAATGTTTCTTGGTCATTAATATCAACGCATTGTTTAACTAGCTCAATTAATTCTTTGGGATTCATAAGTCCTCCTATTATGCCTTATACTTTTTAGATGCGTCCTTCTCTTTTTGGGATTCAGGTAAATTCTTTACTTTTTCATAAGCTGTAGTCACTTGTTTTTTAGTAGGTTGTTTAGTCATGTTATCCCTCTTTTTATTGTTAATGTATTATTATAACTCTGTAAGTAAAGGCATCTGAAAAGTTTGCATTCGTTTTTCTATAACTTTAAACCAATGAGGATCTAATTCGATCCCAATAGGAAACCTCTTTAATTTTTCGGCTGCAACTAAGGTCGAGCCACTTCCAGCAAAACAATCAAGCACTATAGCACCGGGACGAGTCGAGGCACTAATAATGTTCTCAAGCATCGCTGCAGGTTTTTCACAAGGATGCCTTCTATAACAAATATGCACTGCAGGAAACGTCCAAACATCCGTGAAAGGTACTTTTGCCGACACCGAAAAAGGACGGCGTAGGTCTTCATACTCGCGGCGTAAATCGTCATATTCACGGCGTAGGTCGTCATATTCACGGCGTAGGTAGTCCCCACCGTTGGCATTAAATAATTGGCGTAAAGTTGCGTAATGTTTAGCTGTTGGCAAAATCCACTGTTTTTGAGCAAACCAGTGGGACGCCATTTGCGTATTAGTACACTCATCCACTTGTTGCAGCGTAATGTTTGCTTTTTGCCTTTCCCCGTCTAAATATGCTCGCAAAGGCTCAAAAATAAATCCTCGTAGCTCATCACATTTAGCTGCGTAGCCAGCTTCTCCCTTAGTAATGTTATCTGCTCCGTAATGTTCACAAAAAATAATCCGCTCAGATTCTGGAAAATAATGCCGCATAGTTTCTTTGCAGTTTAATCTGCTCCAACTATAACCGTTTTTATTCCAAACGATATGATTTAATACATTAAATCTTTCTCCCAGCATCACCTCTACCCGTGCCGCCATTTTAGAGGAGGCGAAGCAATACAGCGAGCCATTAGGCTTTAAAATACGCTGCCATTGCTCCGCCACTTGGTCGAGCCATGCTAGAAATTGAGCCGGTTTATCCCACTGCCGATCCCAATAATCAGCCTTTACTTTAAAATAGGGTGGATCGGTTATAATAGCGTCAACTGAATTGGCTTCCATCGAAGCCATAACCTCGAGGCAATCCCCGTGATGTAGTGTGTATGTCATGTTTAGCTTTAAGTTGATGTATTAAATTAAAATAGTTTTTGCGGTGCGTAGGTAGCATGTTTTATTCGAGCTTCTGCAATGCGTAAGTATTCCTCTTCTAATTCTATCCCAACAAATTTAAAGCCTTCTAGGATTGCAGCCTTGCCGGTGCTGCCACTCCCCATAAAAGGGTCAAGCACGACTCCGCTTAATGGTGTTACTAATCGGCACAAGTAGCGCATAAGATTAATTGGTTTAACTGTGGGATGAATGTTTTTATTTCTAGGGATTGGACGGCCTCGAGAGTCTTTCCCTTTTAATGTTCTTTTAGCTTGTTTTTCTTCAAATTCATCAAGCCCTTCGTCGCGGTCACGCTGAGTAGCCTTAGAGCAATAAAAGAACCGGGCGGCGGAGCCGGTGTCGGCATACCCAGAGACCACCCCAGGTAAGCCACTGGCGCCGCCGTGGTAGCCCATGGTTCCGTTTGGGTCGCGTACACCACAAGTACTTGAGGCCGCCTGCGGAAACAACCCCATAACCTCATCGCTTCCATCATGGGTAAAATTAGCTGGCCAGCGGCCGAAAGTAAGAGCTCCTACCCGGCATCCATCTATATTGATTGCGCCAGTGCCATACTTCAGCACATTGGCGGCTACAGTGCCCTTTAAGGGCTTGCGGGCCATGATCACGGGCTCCCATGCCGGTTTAAGCGCAGTGCCCCAGCCTTGCCATTGGCCTTTAAGATTATGCGACTTAGGGAAACCACTTGAGTAGACCCACATCACACAATCGCGAATCTCCCAGCCAGCATCCTCAATAGCACATGTTAACCGGTGAAATGTGCGAGTACCGCCGAAGGCCAACAAGTGCGCTCCCGGTTTAGCGACTCGCAAAGCTTCTTGCCAAAAAGCCTTGCCCGGTACGCCACAATCCCAATTCTTACCCATAAAAGATAAACCATAAGGCGGATCAGTCACGATAGCATCAATCGAGTTGGCTTCCATTAAAACCATAACCTCGAGGCAATTTCCGTGATGTAGTGTGTATGTCATATTTAGCCTTAATTCGACTTTCAGTTGTTAAGGATTACTTAACAACTGCCTTAAAGTGTTAATCTCAATACAGCAATTACCCGGGCAATCATTCTCGGAGCCCTCACCTGTAGGGCATGCCGCTGTAATGAACGTAAAAGTAGCTAGAATCGCAAGTTTCGCCATTTGCTTAGTAATATACCTCGAAGCATGACCAAGCGTCTTAAAAGGGTTGCAAGGCCGTAGGCATTGCCACTGCCAATAACCATCAATTAGGCGAGCCTCGAAAGGGTACCAGTTTTCTTTATTGTCCTTGCGAAGCTCCCAGCGTATAGAAGCAAGTTGCCAAGAGCTAGGGCAGATTACGTTCTTTTCGTTTCTCATAATATCCTCCGTCGATTATGTTTATATGATGCATTTATAAAATGTATCGGTCAATAAAAATAAAAAAAATGATATTTTTTTAAAATATAATACTGTTTTAGAAAAAGCTGATGTAAATTACATGCCCTCATGCCCGGGGCGTCAAATGGGTGGTTTCAGGGGTGGTGAGAAAGCTGTGGAAAAGATAGATAAGTATATAATATATATAGATAATATTTTTTATTTCATTTTCACTTCTCTCACACCCTTTTTTTTTCCGACACGCGGTTTTTTCTCTCGCTTCGTGATGTATTTATGCTTTTTTTTTACGGGTGTGACGGGTGTGAGGTTTGCTTAATAAAATCACACTAGTTAGATGCTTTTAATGTTCCTAAAATGACCACGGGCATCACGGGCATGTAATTTGCATCAAATAATATCAAGGGGTTACGGTCAAAATCAGGCACTTACGAGCGCCAAAACGGCATTTTATTTTATTAGGTAAAACATAATGTTATCTAGTGAGACAGAAACGGTGGTTGGGTTCTGACAGGTAAAACATTGGTTGTAAAACGTCGGTCTAGTTCTACCAGATAAAACAATAGTTGACAAACGGCGTTTGATTTATATTAGTTAGAATGACCATTCTACTAGGGGTTGACTATCTTTTTTAGATGTAATAGGCGCAGCACTTTTTATTCCTTTAAAATTCCACTAATCGTTTAAATATAGCGAATCCCTATTTTACCTATTGACAAACAAAAAAAAGTGATAGCGATTCTTACCTACTGAGAACTGTAATTCTCAGTAACTAAAAAAAAGTAAATTGAAATAGAAATTGCAAAAACAAATTGAAACTTACTGGCATATTTTGTAGGGTGCCCTATCCTCAAAAAGTGTTAGTATAAAAGTATACTAATGTTTCTCAAACATTGTTTTAAAACTAGATGCGCCTAGGGCGTAGGTGTGCTTGGTGCTGGCCAAAATTCCCAGCGGAAAAACTCGAGGGGGGGTATGGGGTCTTTGCTTTTTGGTAAAGTCCTTGTCTACCCTCCCCGAAAGATTTTAGCCCTCACTTTCGCCTCAAGCTCCGCGCTTACCTTGACGAACTTTATATATACATATATAATCATCAAACGATGAAGGAGGAGGCGCTATGGATATATTTTCTATGTTTACCGGCTCAACGGCTGGCATTGCTGCTTTGGTTGTATTGTTTGCTATGGTGGTGAAGAATCTAGGTGGTGCATGGGAGCGTGGCGTAATTATAGTCTCGCTATTTATTGGGGGGATATATTTAGCTAGGACGCTTAACGTGCAGCATCAACAAAGAATAAAATACGCTCAGATGAAATCTGAAGAGCGCAAAAGTATATGGGGGGGTATTTTCAAATGATAGCAGGTGGAGAGTTATCGCATTTTGGGTTTTTTACTGGTGGAGTATTTTTAGGGATTGCTTGTGGTGCTTTAATATCAATGGCTATTTTTTCACTTTCACTATGAGTTTTGACCAGCTAGCACTTATTTGCATTGGCTCAGGGGTGGTAGCTGGGCAGTTTATCTCGCCTGTAGTGCTGTGGGCTTGCAGGATGCGCCACGTTGTCCGAATCATTGACGGTGACACTATAGAGATACGCGGTAGTTTTTTTGCAAGAGAAGCCAAGCGTGTGACTCTTAGGCTTAATAGGATTGATGCTTCGGACAAAGAGCCGACTAAAACGGAAGCTACTAAGTTTTTACGAAGCAAGATTGGTAAGATTGTAAAGGTTAAACTTATTGGTCGGGATAAGTATGGGAGGACATTGGCTGAGATATTTTATCCTATTCCTTGGATAGATATAAATATAAATGACCTGATGGTTAAAGCTGGGCATGCTAGGTATTACGACGGGGGGAAGAGATGAGTCTTATTGATTGTGGTCAATGGTTTATTATGGGCTTGGCTGGTGGGTGGGCTATTGGCTTTTCAATGAAGATGATAGCTTTTAAGCGTGCCTTTAGAAAATGGGGACCTACTCCCGAGTCTTTGAATGAGTTTTTAGATAAAGAGTTAAAGATGTTTGATTCTCTTACTGAGCGCAATATCGCTCAGCAAGAGATGGTTAAAATATGCGAATTAAAACGCAGGTTGATAGAGAGCGGCCGTGTTGGTTGGTCGGAAATGGATGTCAATGACATGATTGGTCGAGTGTTATGATGTAAGCTTCGGGGGGAGCCATCTCTCCCTTCGAAGTTGTTTTTTTAATATAGAGAGCTTTTAAGTGTAAAAAGTTAGTTTTTTTATGGGGAGAGGAGGGAAATGAGCGGAGAGAGGGGTTCAAGAGCTGGGAAGTTTATTGGCAAGAGGGATAGAGAGAGGGGTATATTTCAATTCCTAAGTTTAAAAAGCTGGTATAAACCTACTAAGTCAATACAGAGAGAGCGCAGAGAGGAGACGAAAATTCCTATCAAACGGTTAGATAAAAATATAGAAGCATGTTTGATTAGTCATGGGATACAAGGTAAGGTGATAAATTGCCATGAGGGCTCATCCGTTTGGACTTATGAACTACAGCTCAGCGCAGGTCAGAGAATAAAGAGCTTAATGGGGCTAGATGCTGAGCTGGCTATTTCATTAAAGACTTCGAGCGTGAGGGTTATCCCTTTATTAAACAGGGGCACTGTTGGAATAGAGATTCCTAAGACAAAGCGCAACCCTGTTTTATTCTCTGACGTTATTTCTAGTGTAGCCTTTGAAAGAAAGAAGGCAGGTAGAGATGCTTCTCTTTCTATAGCTTTAGGGAAAGATACACTTGGAAACGATGTTATAGTTGATTTGGCTACCCTACCCCATTTATTAATTGCGGGGGCTACTGGAACAGGTAAGTCTGTTTGCTTAAACGTCATTTTATTATCCTTCTTGAAAAGATACTCCCCGAAAGAGTTAGGGCTTATTTTAATTGACCCTAAGATATTAGAATTTTGTTTATATGATAAATTGCCTCACCTTATGCATCCGGTGGTGATAGATGCTAATGTGGCTAAGAATGTTCTAAGCTGGTGTGTTCAGGAGATGGAGTATAGGTACTCCCTTATGAAAGATAGTGGGGCAAGGAACATCCAAGAATATAATAGTTTAAATAAAAACGACATTCTAAAAAGGATTGTTGTAGTAGTTGATGAGCTAGCAGATTTGGTGCTATGCGGTGAGAAGTCTATAGTCGAGTCTATAACACGGCTAGCACAAAAGGCGCGTGCTGCTGGTATCCATTTAATTCTTGCTACTCAACGACCTTCCGTTGATGTTGTCACAGGGCTTATAAAAGCGAACTTCCCTGCAAGGATAGCTTTTAGGGTAGCCTCTTCCATTGACTCAAGAGTTATTCTTGATAGCAAAGGAGCAGAAAAGCTCCTAGGTAAAGGAGATGCGTTGATGGTGCTTCCGGGAGGAGAAGGCCAGCAGAGGGTGCAGGTATCGTATATTTCAGATAGTGAAGTTAAAAGTATATGTCAACAGATAACAGCTTCTTTAGCTCCCCAATACGAAGAGTCCCTTATAAGCTATGTAGAAACCAAGCCAGAGACTATCACGGGAAAGAATGGCGAGGAGTACGGGAAAGTCATAGAGTACGCTCAAGGACAAGAAGAAATAAGCGCATCAGAAATACAAGCGCAATTCTCTATAGGCGTGGCAAAGGCCACGAAATATTTAAAACAGTTGATAGCGGACGGGATAGTTAGCGAGGAACTTGTTTCTAAGGGAAAGAGAAAAGTTATCTGGAATAATTAATAATATTATGTTATAGGTAAAGACCATGACTAACACTGTCCAAATAGCTTTAAAACTATTAAAAATTCCTGAAGTGCAAGAGCTGTTAAAGATTCCGGCCGTACAGCAGCTGCTGATGGCGCAATCATCTTTGCAATCTGTAGAGCTTGTACTAGAGGAGGCAATGCAATTTGTCGATTCCGTTATTGATAGCCTTACTATTAATAATCCCTCTCCTGCTGAGTTAAATACGGAGATTATTCCTGAACCCGTCGCGCCTGAAGCTAATACCTTTATATTAAATTTTGCTATTCAAGTTAAAAGTAGGCTCAAGGTTGTATTAGATATAGTTAGAGCAACCGCGACTTTCTAGTATGGAAAACTTCTCGGAAGTGAAAAGCCTTCTGGAAGATATCCGTAAAGACGTAAACAAGTTACATCCTGTTTTTGACCAGCTCGTTAAAGAGATACAAGAAGCAAGAAAAGAGCGCAGAGAACTAATCAAGATTACTACAGGAAAGGGGCAAGTACCTTTAAGTGTAGTAATAGTGCTTATTGTGGCTATGGGAGGTACTCTCTTACTAGAAAAGCTACAAGGTAATGATTTTGAGATTTTAGGGTCAGGGCTTGGCGTATCTGGCTCCATCTCAGCAAAACAGCGGCGGAATCAAATACTACAGCAAGCTATAGAAACAAGGGAAAGTAATGGCGAACTGGATAAAGATAATTAACCAGACAATTAAGCGCGAGGGTGGGCTTGCTAATAGGCCAGCTAATCAAGACCCCGGCGGCCTTACTAACTTTGGTATTACCCAATCTTTTTACGAGCAGAACGGCTATAAGGGCTCCGTGAAAGACCTTACTATAGAAAAAGCTAGAGAATTTTATAATAAAACAATCGTTGAGACTTACCGATTAGAAGAACGGTTTGGATATGATGAATGGCTCTCTGAGTTTATGTTTGATTCTATCGTACATCATGGGATTAAAAACCCTATTTCATTTTTACAGATATGTTTAGCTTGTATATTACAAGATACAAAAATAATAGTTGACGGCATTTGGGGGGTCAATACTAAGCTAGCACTAGAGAAGGTTTATGATGACTGTAAACCGAAGGTTTTAAAAGAGGCTTTAAAGGTTGCGCGGTATACCTACCTTTGGACGAGACCTCATGCTGGGCATAATCCCGGCTGGTTTTTTAGGGTAATAAACTTATGACAATTAACTTTTATAAAAAGTTGTTGTTGTTTTTAATTTTATATCAGGGGGTTTATGCGGAATCGTATGCGCAGGGCATTGTCGGGACTAGTCCACTCTCGTTATTCCATCCGGACTTTAAATGTAGCTCGTTGCTTAACATTGCACACCGCCGAAAAGATTTTGCAATTGCAACTTTGTATAAGACCTTTGGAACTAGCACAAAGTGTTTCGAACGAGTCTCCCTTATTAGAAAACGAATCACTAGAAAACACTATAACCGAAGAGGAAAAGTCCGAAGCAAGACGCTCCGAAGTGTTGTCGAAATACATCTACTCAACGGCGCAGGCCGACGAAATAAACGTCTGGCACAACCTGAATTTAGACCGAAAACATCTAGCAAACGATTTTGTAGTAGTATACGAAAACAGGATCCTGCACTTTTATATTCACTAGAGCGGTACTTAATATCAGTCAAAAACCTTATTAATAAACATCCTCATTTAGAGTGGCTAATCTCTCCTGAGCTAGAGTCTAATTGTTCCAATACCCAAGGTAAGACCCTACTAGGGATAGTCCAACAGTGGGCGATTAATAACCTTATAGAAGGTATTAAATATAGTTGGGTATGGAATCCATTAAAAGAGAAACGGATAGAAGGAGCGTATCATGAGCTTCACGGGTTTAACTGGCCTATAGCTCCTTGCATTTATAATTTTGATGGGCTTGATATAAAGATAGAAGGGAGAAACCCATTATCTAACAATATATCTATACATGATGCTAAGTGGATAATTAAAGAGCAAAAAAGAAGATGTGATTTTGTTTTTATCTGGACGAAGGAGATGAACGGCATTAGTAGTGATAAGTTTATTAGTCCACGTTTAAGAAAGGATTATAGTATTCCTTCATCAATTGACTTACTTTTAAAGTGATAGTATATTTATAAATAAACTTTTTTTTATTAGGAGTGTTATGGGATGCGGGTACAAAAACGGGATGTCACCAAAAAAACCATCGAAGCCGTCGAAGCCGTCGAAACCGTCGAAGCCAATGAAACCGCGGTAACTCCTTTACCTTCTATCGAAGAGGCTATCTTTAAAGATAAAGAAGAATTTAGCGAATACTACGACCCTACCCTAACAGATCCAAAGAACTTAGATCCTATTTTTGATAAGGTTAAACTAGACGAGAACGGGTGGGCTGAAAGACTCGTAAAGATAGTATCTAGGATAGATAAAGAACTAAAAAGTATTAAAGGGAAAAATGGATAGCAAGTTTTTAAATAAAGGGACGCTATCGGGGCTAGCTACTATTCTTTCAGGGATACTAGCCATCTTCTCATCTTATGGAGCTACTCCGCCGGATTTGATTGTATCAGCTATCGCTTTACTAGCTGGTATAGTTACGACCAAGGACTCAATAGATGCGAGAAAGTAACAGATTTTACCCGTTAAGTGTTAGCCTTGTACAAACCTCGAACCTCCCCGATTGACACTTAACGGGTTTTTTTATGGCTTCAAAGAGTTTAGAACCAGTTACCCTCCCAAAATTAACAGATACAGCACTTTGGAAGAAATACAAAAAAGCCTTTGATTTATTTACATCTGGTGCTTCAATTGAAGAATCTGCAATAGAATCAGGACTAGAACCATCTTTAGTAGATGGGTGGGCAAAAAACTATTGGAGCGAACAAAGAAAAATACAAGTAGCTGAGACAGCGAAAGAAGTTATACAACTTAATCGCAACCGTGTTGCTAATATCTTAAATGATGTTTTAGAAGTAGTAGAAAAGCAAGTCTCTTACTTGAAAGAAGCAGATGCAATGCTACCCCCACGAGATATAAAGCTACTTGCTGAGACAGCTAAGAATCTTCAAACTTTAGTAATCCAAGATGAAAAGCAGTTACAGAATGCCGACTCATTCGTTGACATTATAAAGACGGCTACTATTCAGAGTGTGGCCGATATAGCCAAGCTGCTTCAAGCGGCTGACCCTGACATAGATTATACTAATATAGAAATAAAGTAGCATGACGACTAATCAGGCAGCATTAAAAGAATATGCTACTAGAATCTACCAATTAGAAAAACACATTACTTTATCGCCTATCCAGAAAGAAGTCAAAAAAGCTATTTTTGAAAAAGGAAAAAAAAAGATATTTTGCAGAAAAGGCCGGAAAGCTGGCGGTACTGAAGTGTTGCTATATGTTGCTACTAGAATCGTAGGAACACAAAGAAATAAATTAGGTTATTTAGTTTATCCTGATTCTCCTAGTGCTGATAGGATATTAAATCAAACTAACAGAGTACGAGCGTTTTTTCCAAAAGAATGGGACGTAAAAATTACTTGGACGGATAAGAAAAGAGAAATTTTTTTCTCTGAAATAAACAGCCGAATAGTTATAATGGGTGCTCACCAATGGGAATCCATGCAGGGCTTTGAATTTGACTTTTGCGGATTTGATGAACTAGCAGACCATGACCCAAGAGCTTATCAATACTGTTATCCTAATATAGCGGCTAGGGATGCTGTGTGGATGGTGATAGGTGCTCCGCCGTTATCTAAGACTAACTTTTATGTAAAGATAGAGAATGAGGCGTTAGCAAGTAGTAATGTATGGGCGCACTTTTGCTGGAATCTATACGATAACCCTTTCCTACCTGATAGCTTTGATATAGAACAAGAAAAGATTCAACATGAGATTAGGGGCGATTGGGACATTTGGTTAGTGCAATGGATGGCCGAATATATAACAGGCGGCTCGCGTTCTGTTATAAAAGCGTTTAAATCAGATGTGCACGTTAAGCCTTATAATGAAATTTTAGACCTCTTGAAAGATAATCCCGGCACTAAGTGGTTTGGTTTATTTGACCCGGGTTTTGCAAAGTGTTTTGCTGCGCTATTAGTTGGGTATTTAGGCAAGACTAGGACGGTTTATATAGTAAGAGAAATTTACGAGACAGACAGGTTGAAAATATCTTCTCGTAAAATATGGGAAAGATTCCAAGAAATAGTCTCTGAGTGTGTACCTGCTTATTCTCGTGTAACTTGCATTTACGATTCGGCAGCACTAGGATTTGCTAGTGAATTACGAGATATAGGGGTCAATCTCCCTTTGATTCCAAGTAATAAACAAAAAGACGATGAAGATAAGTATTTTAGATTTATTAATGATTTATGTAGCCAAGACAGGTATATAGTCACGACAAAATGCCCAGCTACTATATTTGAAATAGAAAACTACTTGACAGATGAAAGCGGAAGATATCCCGATAAAGACAATCACACTTTAGATTTACAGCGTTATGTAGTAAAGTGGTTAGAAAAAAATATAGCAGGGTTTGAAGATAGGCAAGTTATAGTTTCACCTGAGAGTGTTTCACATGTAGCGTTGGCAAAGCATCAACTTTGGGGAACTCCGATAGAACCTGCTGAGGATTGGCCGTTTTTATGAATGATTTACACATTGCTATTATAGGGGCGATTATCCTTAATTTTTATTTATTGGGTAGACTATCTACATTAATACAGATAACTAAAAAGCAATCTGATATAACCGCACTAGCTTCCATTCATGCGTTAATATCCTCTGAGGGGCTACGTCGTTCTACTATTATTCAAAGGATTATAGAAAAGTATAATATAGTTGATAATGACCTAGCTAATAAAGCTAATGAATTAGACAAGGAACTGCAAGACGCTATTTTAGGTACTTCCGAGAAAATAACAGCCGAAAAATTGAAAATAAAACAGGAACTCTGGGGGGCGAATAACTTAAAGCCTGAGGACTTAGTATAATGACATCCGCTTACGACACAATCTTACAATACCAAGAAAGAACGATAAAAGGCGGTCAAAGCTACGCGACTACTAACGAGCTATTCCCCTTCCCTTTAGTTGCTTATGCTGATGATGAAGAAAAGTTATTAAATTGGTTAGAGGATACATGCGAAGCCTTGCAGATTATGCAAAGAGACCGCGCATGGCAGATGATTGAGAATGTCAACTTTTATAATGGTATTCAGCATCTTGCTGAAAACGAATTTAGTGATGGTATCGCTAGAGATATGAGAGGGCAATATCTCCAAGATGGTGATATTTTTGTAATGAATCATGCTAGGGATTTTATTAATCAAAAAGTCTCGATGTTAACTAGATTTAAACCTGCAATAAACGTGCTTCCTTGGAATAGCACCTACCACGACAGGTTAGGGGCTAAGTTTAGCAAAAGAGCTATTGACACTATTTTTTATGAGAACGAAATAGGCCAGATTGCAAGAGATGTAGCTTTTCATGCTGCTACTTGCGGCGAAGGATACGCAAGAATCAAGTGGGATAAAACTATAGGAGAGCTTACTCAACAACAAGCACAAGCCAATATAGCAGCGCGAGAAATCGGGCTGATAGATCCGAAAGAGATTATGACTCCTTATGAAGCCTCAGATGGTAGCATGGTTTATTTTGACATGCAGCAGAGGCTAGGAGATGTAAGGATTGAATTTTTATATCCTTGGATGGTGCTTAAAGAACCTGCTTATTCTTGGCGCGATGTTAATTATCTCTTTGTATTGCATGTAAAGCACCTAGAACAAGTTAGGATGGAGAATCCTACCGTAGATATAGATGGAAGCATGGGGCGAACTGATGGCCGATATAAAGGGCTATTTACTAGCTTTTTAGGTGAAGGCGAATACGTCGTAGAGGTAGAATTTTACCACAAGCCTACTGAATTTTTAGATTCTGGTTTTTATGCTAAGTTTTGCGCCGGAACATTGCTAGAAACTGCACCTTTACCTTTTAAGAAGCTCCCTATAGCAAGATTAACAGATTATGACGACTTGATTACTCCTCATGGACGGTCGTTTTTAACTGATATTAGGCCGCCATTAATACTACATAATAAGTTATTAAATTTGATGTATAGGAACGTCGCAATAGCCGGTCATCCTAAGCTATTAGTGCAAAGGGGAACTGTAAACCTAACCTCAATGGCGGCGGGTCCTCTCATTGTAGAATATGACGGGCAAGTAAGGCCGGAGATTATGACGTTTAATGCAATTGGTGGGGAAGTATTTAGCCTAGCACAAAACTTTATGAACCAGATTCAGCAAGTGGCTGGAGTGTTTGGTTTATCAAGAGGCGACACTGTTCCCAATGCTAGGGCGGCTGAGATTCTCAGTATTTACCAAGAGCAAGAAGAACAGCGGAACGGACCCCTAACCGACAAGTGGATCGCATGGATTGAAAAACTTGCAAAGTTGACTCTTGATTGTGCTGCTGAAAATTACAAGGCAGATGACAACCGAGCACTAAGGATTTTTGGTAAAAATAACGGTTATAAGCTCCGTAGATTATTAGATGTTGATGGACTGAAAGGTCCTTCTTCTGTAATTGTAGAAAGGACTACAAGTCTAGATGATACTAGACAAGGGAAAATAAATAAGATTGTACAACTGCAACAGCTCCCTATGGGTGATGGTGCTCCTGGAGTGTTTAAGCGCGAGCAGATTATAAGGATGCTTGATTTAGCTGATACAGAAACCTTTTTCGACTTGTATACTGCTGCGGTAGATTCAGCACAAAGCGAAAACGAAGATATGTACGAGGGGCTACCTGTGGAAGCTCCGCAACCGTACCAGAATTTGCCAGTGCACTGGAACGAGCACTTCTTATTTATGCAATCAAAGGAATTTTCAGACACAACAAGTGTCCCGCAAGCAGTTAGACAGTATTTTGCGGAACATCTTTTAGCTACTGAATATTTGATGTATGAGAAAGCCAAGAAATCGTTTGCTTTTGCTCAAGAGCTGATGACCATGCCTCACTTCCCTTGTTTATTGGAGATAGGGTCACAATCAGCTATACCTGAGACTCAAGCGACTATTGCACAGATTCTTTTACTTCACCAACAGCCGCCGTTACCAGCCGCGCCGATGGAGGTAGCTCCAGAGGTACCAGCTACTACGGAGGAACCAACTGTATAGATAAAGAGGAAAAATGGAACAAACACCAAGCGGAAACAATACACCAAGCTTTGATGGATCGAATTTTAACATCGACCAGATGAGCCGATTGATAGAGGAAGTCGAAACTAATGCTGAACTGGACGAAGTGGCTCCTTCTGCTGAAGAAACAAGCGAAGAAAAAGTTGAGACACAAGAAGAGGGAGATGATGCTCTTAGTGAATCTTTGGAGGTTGAGGATTCTAGCGACGACGAAGAAAAAGACGAAATAGAAGAAGATGCTGAAAAACCTGAAGAGCCTGAAAGTAAACTAATTAAGGCTAAGAAAGGAGATAAAGAGTTTAGTGTCCCTGAAGATGCAGTCGTTCCGGTAAAAGTCAATGGCAAAATTACTCAGGTACCTATTAAAGATTTAGCTGCTGATTATAGCGGTAGGACTGAAATACAAAAACGATTTACTCAATTAGACAACGAAAAAAAGACTTACGAGAAAGAAAGAGACTCTTTTGTTACCCATAAAAACGAGATAAGCGCACATTTGCAGCTTATGGCGACGCTGGAGCCTGATGAATTTATTCATCATTTAGCGACTTTAAAAGGCGAAGACCCTGACGAGCTATATGGGCGGATGGTGCAAAAAACCGTTGAGTTAATCAACACAATGGCTGGAATGACTCCAGAAGTTAGAAAGATTTATAATGAGAACAGGAAGTACAAGATACAACAAGCACTTGCGCAAAAAGCAAAAGAGCTAAACGAAAGCTCAACTAAAAAAACAAAAGAACAAGAGGTTAAAGATAAAGCAAAACAACAAGTATTTGCACAGATGGAAAAACTTGAGATTACACAGGATGAATTTTTTGCTGCTGGTGAAAAGATGGCCACTCTTATTGATGAGGGTAAGATTGAGGGTAACTTTAATGAATACGATATTCTAGAATGGGCTAGAGAAGAAAAAGTATTGACATTGATTGATGATACAGTTAAAGTCGAGCTACCTAAAGCCACTACTGAGTATAAAAAGAATCTCAGGAAAGCTTTAAAAGCTGAGGAAGCCTATTTAGGTAGGTATCTAACTACAGATGAAATCTCAGCTATAGTTGAGCGATTAATTAAAGATGATCGCGCGGCTGTTAAGAAAAACCTAAGTACGAAAGCGGATACCGCTACATCTCAAAGGGCACGTTCTAAAACAGCAAACACAAAAGATGAAAAACTAGTCCTCTCCGACTTTATGAGATTTATGGGGAGAGTTTAAAAGTGTTTGTTAAAATTTTAGAAAATGTCCAATATTACAAAACTTACTGATGCAGATATTGCCCGTTTACTTAAACGGCGATACCGACCTTTAGCCAATAACACTTACGCTTTTTATGATGCGATCCTTGCACAATTCCCAAGCGAAATTGGAGGATTCGGCGAAGAGTTACAAAGAACAATCCAGACCTCTCTAGGTGGATCGGTTGGTGCGTCTTTAGACGGCTCCGCGCTTCCAGGGTCTAACGTAGCGGCTACTATCCGTGAAGCACATTCAGGAAAACGACACTACGCTAGAGCGATGATTGACCAATACGCTATTGAAAATAGCAGACAATCTGAGGACGCAATAGTAAAAGTTGTTGACTTTGAAATTAAAAATAAACTTCTCTCTTTCAATAGAAACCGAGCGAGAAATTTTTTCAACGATACAACCGGAGTTTTAGGACAATTTAGTGCGGCCTCTGGTATAGGTGGGACTGCTGCGAATCCAACAGTAACTATTCAAAGTGGCGGACGTTATAGACGACGACCATTACACTTTGAGCCAAAAGATTTTGTTAACGTAGGTGAAGCCGGTTTAGTTGCTAGCGGAATCGCGGCTGCTATTCCTCCTTTTACAACTGCGCCTAACTCTAGCGTATTTGAGATAACCTCATATAACAAAAACACTGGCGTACTTTCATTAAAAAGAATAAGCGGGTCTTTAGATATTACAACTGGGTTAGATGCTCTGAAGTTTTATAACGTATACATGCAAAACTCTTGGACTGCTGATAGAACAGGGATTTTTGATGTATTATTTGCTAGCTCAATCTACGGAGTGACGAAGCAATACCGCTACGAGCCTTTTATAGTACCAGGGACAACAGCATCGGATGTTGGGGGCGTAGAACTTACACCAGATCTAATCACTAGCGTATTTGACCAATACAGCGCAGAGACAGACGGAAAGAGTTTTACTCATATCGTGCTCCCTCCTTTACAATGGCGGAAACTAAAAAACCAATTAGAAGGCCAAGGCGTAAGACTCCAAGGAACGACCGTAAAAGCTGCAAGCTCTGGAATAGGCGACAAAAACGTATTTGCTGAAATTGGATACAATGCAATCAAATACTACGGCCAAGACAACAACTGCGTATTAATGCAACATAGATTGCTACGCGATGACATGGTAGTATTCTTTAATAAAAATGAGCATGTTATCCGTGATATTATGCCCGCCGGTTGGTTTGAGAAAGACGGCACGATGTGGCTAAGACTACCAGAGCAAGACTTCTACGAAGCGCGGTATGGTTGCTACGGTGATAACTTGTTTAACCCTTACCACTTTGGATTTATTCAGAACCTATCTATCACAGAAGGATAAGAATGGGATTTTTAAGACCAAGATGGATTGAGCAGAAGCAAGATTTAGGCTTAATCCTTATTACATTCCGAGTAGATGCCTCTGAGGTACCTGCCACAGCTTCCGCAAAAGCTACCGATGCCGCGAATAAAGCGGCATTACCTGAAGGATGGAACCATGCGATAGTAAATAAGCCTGCTACTGGTAGGTTTGTTTTTAGCTTATCGGCTCCTTCGGCTAGGGACATCGTAATCCAAGGTATTACTATAGAGGGGACAACCGCTAGACTACATGGTGTGACTGCCATAGGTAAAACGGGTTTTGAAGTGCAGACGTATAATAGCGGTGGAACTCTTACAGATAATGATTTTTTTGTAACTATAGGCGTGTTTAAAACTAACAAGGTTTACTAATGGGTGTTGATAGAGGACTAGAAATTTTAAGCCGATTGGTACGCTTACAAAGCGATGCTGGAGACATAGAAATAGCAAACACTGATGCAACTGGGAAGCTATCAGCTACGCTAGGAGCATCGGCGATATTAGAACTATTTGCTGGTACTGATAAAGTCATTGACGTAGCTGCTGGATTAAAACTCAAGATAGAGACAAAGACAGCAACAACCGCGGATGCTACCGAGACGTTAATATGGAATCGTGCAGTCCCGACCTCTGGATGTGTGGGGGCATTGGCTTTTGTAGTTGCTAAACATACAGGCGCAAACGCTGATGGCCTTGTAGCTGTAGTTTGGAACGCTTGCACAAACAACGCTGGTACTACTGCAATACTTAACGCAACAGACGGCGGATCTGTAATAGAAAATGCATCGGGATCGCCTACTACGGATTTTGATGTCAATAATACAGCGGACACGATAGAATTAAATGTAACTGGTATAGCTGCGCAAACTTATAAGTGGACGGCTATTATAGCTTCATTTGAAGTAGTTTAACGCTATAAGAGGGGGTATCTTCTTTTATACTGGAAAGGTGGAATGGCTTATAAGACTTTTGCAACTTCTGGGGTTGTAGCGGCTGCTTCAATTGCGGTGACTGGAAACGCTCCTACGCAATTAATTACAAACACTAGACAGGCGGTCATCGTTGCTATTGAAAATAAACTAGATCAACCGTTGCAGATTTTTTTTGATAGGCCAGAAGCTCCGGCGGCTGGTGCTACTCCTGATTTAGTGCTTTTAGCTTCAACTAACATTACTTTAGATTTGCAAGCAAGCCGACGACGAACATCATCAACAATTTATGGAAGGATTGGGGCTGGATCTGGTAGTGGATCAGTGGTGGTTAATATAGTAATGTAAGTTTATGAAGATAAACTGGGGCAATATACTAACTAATACAATCCAATCAGGGCTTGAAGTTGGAGCAAGTTACCTTGCCGGGGAACGACAACGAAAAGAGCAAGAAGAGCAAGAACAACAATTACAAGTCCAAGAAAACATTGCAGATGAAGAAGCAAGGCGGCGATTTGATGAGATGATGAAATACCGCTACGCTGCACTTGCACAACAAGGCGCAGGTGGTGGGACTGACCCTAAGTTGTTAGCATTAAAACAAGCTGAACTTAAACTACAACAAAAACAATTAGCCGAAGAAGTGAAATACAATCAGGCTGTACTTGCTGCAAGAGAAAAAGAGGCTTTACAAGAGGGCTTTTTTAGAAAGCTACAAACTCAAGGTGAAGCGGAGCGAGTAAGATCCCAAGGATTCCGCGATTTATTATCGGCCTACCAGACAGCGTATGGCAATAGATAGCGACCCCAAGACTATTATTGAATACACTATTCAAGCGGCAGATTTTTACGGAGTGCCGCGAGCGGATGCGCTTAGAATCGCTGCTGCTGAGAGTAGCATGGGAGCCAATACGGCGAATTATAAAAATAAAGATTATGTAGGAGCTTTCCAATTAGGCGAAGCTGCTGCGAAAGATGTAGGAGTTACTAACAGAAACGACGTTAAACAAAATGTATTTGGTGGAGTTGCGTACTATAAGCAGATGCTAGATGCAAACCAAGGGGATAGAAACCTTGCTTTAGCTTCTTATAATGCTGGGCTAGGAAGAGTTAAACAAGCTGGGGGTGATATATCAAAGCTTCCAGTGGAAACTCAAAACTACGTTAGAAATACACCTAACATAGACTTAACACAATATGGGGTTACGCCTAGCCAGATTGGTTCGCCTATTCCTTCAGCGAAGAAAGCTAGTGTTAGCGCATTTGGGCAACCTTTACAAAGAAAGCAGGTTAGTAATGTTCAACAACCTAATATTAGAGATTTAGCCGAAGCACAAGCGAAAGAGCGACTCCAAGAAGTTGCGAAAAATAAAATTAGTAGCCAATTATCAAACAAGCCAACGGCGGCTTCTCCTAGCATGTTCTCTGTATCAAATATCGGTAGCTCTGGTAATGTGATACTTCCAGCAGCGGGTGCTTATGGTATGTATGATTTATTTGGTAATGACAGACGAGGGGGGCGAGCTGTTATCCAAGGTACTGCAAGTGGCGCAGCGTTAGGATCATATTTCGGACCCATGGGGGCGGCTGTAGGTGCTGGGGTTGGTACGTTATTAGGTGGTGGTGCTGCTTTGATGAATAAACCGCCTAAGACTAAGAAAGAAGAGCAACGCTGGCAAAGATTAGCAAAACAAGGTTTAGATATTCCTGATTGGGTACAAGATGGGGTCAACATTAAGGCGAAAGATGCTGGATATAGAGCAGATTTACCTTCTGATTTTATTGGGGTGGCTCCTACTGCTGGTAAAAGCTCTGGTGGTATAGCTGATCAAGCTGGCTCGTGGGTCAACAATGCATTTGCAAAAACTAGGGATGAAAAATACCTTACCGGTAAAGATATTTGGGGTTATGCTGTATGGGCAGAGAAATTGGGCAACTCATGGATGGCTGGAACTTCTGAACAACGCGAAGCTATAGCAGACGAGGCTTTAAAGCGAGGTTTAGTAGATGAAGCTAAGGGAACTATTAACATCAAGAATGACCCTGAATTCTGGAAGTTTGCAGAAAGCACAATAAAAAACATACCGTTAAGTAATTCGGTTAGAACAGCTATAACAGGTTTAGAATCAGGAAGGATGAAGCCTGTTACGCGACCGATTGCTTAAAAAGCTACTGTTTCGTATAATTAAAACTAGTTTTATCAAAGTAAAATAAGATACTTTATGAAAAAATGTGAATACTGCGGCAAAGTCTTAGAAAAGATGGACGACGAAGAAGTTTCAGAAGATGAGATGGAAGAAGAGGAGCCAGAGGAAGAAATAGAAATTAAGGTTATTACCGCCGGCAATGAAAAGATGGGGAAAGGTGTTAAGACTTTAGGCGATATAGCGGAAAAATTCTTTAAAAAGAATAAATAATGACTCTTATTTATGTGGGTGAACTTGTTTTACAAAGTCGAGAGGATACACAGAACCTTTACGATATCCCCACGGCTACAAGCAAAAGAGGCATTACCGACGAAGCGTATGTCAGATATTTGAATTATGCCCAAGAGAGCATAGAGCGGCAGATTACCGCTAAGTATTCCAACATAATGTTTAACACCGCTGAGATAGCAATAACAGAAGGTGTAAATAAATACTCGCTCCCTGATAATGTTTATTTAGGGCTAAGAATTGGCCTTGTTCAATACTCACGAGATGGCAAAGAAGAGAACTTTGTTACTTTATATCAAAAACCTGATTTAGAAAATGATACATCAAGCGGCACTCCTTATGCTTGGCATAGGGAAGGACCTTTTGAGCGTGATAGTGTTCAGATAGTAGTTGAGCCTATCCCTACAGGTGTTATATCTGGTGCTAAGTTGCGCGTACGATATCAGAGAGCAATAGACCGCCTATCTTTAAGGATAGGTCAGATAACCTCTGTAACGGTCGCTGGTGGCCTTATTACGGCGATTACTTTAAACAATAGTACAGCACTTACCGACCAATTAAACGCGGCAGCACTTAACCGCAAGCCTTTATGCATCGTTTCACCGGAAGGTATACCAGTTGCTTATAATCTCATTTATACTGGGTATAATAGCTTATCTGGAGTAGTGACGTTAGCGACTCCCTATAAGTCCCCTATCCTATCGACGCGAGCGCCTCAAAATAACGACTATATAACACTAGGCGAATACGCTACGACACATTGCACACTTCCACAAAGCGCACAAAGTTATTTGATAGAATACTGTAATCGTAGGATTAAGAAGCGCGAAGCATCCAAGGCAGATTGGCGAGCTATAGACCAAGAAGTAGCGCAGATTGCATTTGAGATAAGCAACGCTTACGCGATGAGTGACAGCACAACTCCAAAACCTATCGCATTAACTGGATGGGCTAAAAATATGCTTACAATAGATGGCGTATTTAGACGGGGGTTATAGGTGGTTAACATTGTTAATAATGACGCGCAGATAAAACAATACTTTGAGAACGCGCAAGGGATTCAAAGAAAATTAACGCCATTAACAGCGAAAGAAAACTATTTTAAGTCCTTGCAGAATATGCAATTAGGACTGGGATATTCTTTAGAGGGTGAAACGGGGTTTCAACAAATAGGCCAATTTGGGCGATTTTATGGGCTAGCTAGTTATAGCTATTTAAATACTAGTACAGGAAAGAATCAACAAGATTTACTCGCTTTTAATGGTTGGATGTGGAAGCTAGTCGAATATGGTTTTACTATAACAAGGGTATCCGGTAACACTAGCTGGGGCTGGAAACATTACTATAGCACATCGGCTGGACAGTTTAGATTTGAAATTATCCAAGGCGGCGCGGTTGTTTTTAGCCAAAATTTAGGCTCTGGATTAGAGGAACTCCCGTATAACATTGACAACTTGATAGTTGCTATAAATGCTTCGGGGATATTTACCGCAGCGTATACTACAACACCTTCGGCAATTAGTAACGCTAATCAAACTGTAATTGGTCCGAATCCTATCATCTCGGTAGATTCTAGCAGATTAAATGCTAATGTTGGCGACTACTTAACTTTTTATAATTACTATAATAGCTTTAATCCTGGAGTCTTTTTAAATAGGAACTCTTTATCACAAGCACTAGTAACAGCCAAAACATCTTCAACAATCTCGCTTCAATATCCTGGGTATATCCAGTTAGTAAATAATCAAGGGCTAGGTTTAGCAAGTATTCCAGCGGCAAACATTCCTTTACAGGAAGTAGCTGCGGATACAAATAACACTAAAACTATTCCGTTTCATTCTTGGACTAAGGTTATATCAGCTTTGGATTTTACTCCAACTACCGCATGGACTGGAATTGTAGCTTTAGGTACTGATATTTATGCAACCGCTTATGATGATGATGTATACAAGCAGTTTAATTTGGGCGGTGAATTTGGGAAATTTGGATTTGGGTTTCAAACACGAAACTGGAACGGTATCGATATTTTAAGTAGTAATGTTTACGCATGTTTAGAAAATGGGGATATTTATAGACAATTAAACGGAGCAGGTGCTTGGGCTCCTCTTAATCAAACATCAAGAGCATGGCGAGCTTTAGGAGCGCAAGGTGCGGATATGTACGCTTGTGTTACTAATGGCGATATTTATCAGCAATTTGGGGGAGCTGGTAACTTTATAGCACTAGGTCAAACTTCTCGAAACTGGGCAGGTTTAACGCAATTAGGCGACTTTTTGTATGCTAGTGTAAATAATGGGGATATATATAAAGCCTATAGAAAGATTAATCCTCTAGCTGCATTAAATCAGACTTTAAGAGATTGGTACGGGATGACTGTAAACGGGAATAATGTATACGCTGCTGATAATGGCGGTGATATTTACATGCAGACCAACGGGACAGGAAACTTTAACGCATTAAGCCAGACTTCTCG